TAACCCGCTGGAGGTGTTGCCTATGATTTCCCCGTCCGATCTCGTTCCGCTATGCTCCTCTATCTGTTCCATGTCATCCTCGCAACAGGCCGTCTTTCTCCATTGCCTGAAACATCGGCCGTCTCCCGTCCTGTATTCCGGTGATTCCAGACGCATTGCTGTCTGTCTCCGTTTGCATGTCCGGACGGTCCAAAGAGCTTTACAGACAATCAAAGGTGATCCCGTCCTGTCAAAGGCCGTGTTCCCGGTTAGGAGGACGGCAGCATGATTGTCAGGACAGAACGCGATATCAAGTATCGCGCCATGTCGTCTGTTTTACGAGATGCCGGGTATGTCGCGATCAGCAAACCTTTGATGCAGCCTTATCGCCTCTACGGTCTTCTCATGGTAGCTTGCAATGTGATCGGGGAGATGATGTCGGTGCATCCTTTCCGTGTCTGGCAAGCTTTATACATTCGCGTTAGAAGAGCGACAGCAGGAGTTATTCATAAAGCCGGTAACAGCTCCTATATTCGAGCGGGGGTGCATCAAGATACAGACGACCTTCACATCTTGTGTCCGTGCTGCGGCTATGATCTTCTGACCGCTGGACCTCCCACGTTTGACGAGATAGCGGCAGGCATGAAGGCACGGACGGCACGAAAGTCCCCACATTCCACGCATAGTGAGGTAGAAAATTTACCGTGCAAAGGTAAAAGCAGAGCGAGGAAGGGTAAGTCGCGGGGTACGAGGGGTACGGGGGGGTGGCGACCCGACCGGGGCGGGGAGACCGTACGATAGACCCCACTCCCCCCAACATTAATTTTTCAAACTGTAGCACAATGGTACGCAAATCCAAATCATTTAGGGTATCCGAGGAACTGCTTGCGCGGATAGACGAGCAGTCGTCGAATCGGACGGGCTTTGTGATTGACGCGATCAAGGAGAAACTTGCGCGTGTTGAGAACGGCGGGAAGGAAGAGAAACCGGCAAATGAATCATCGGGCGTAGTGGATGGTAATGCTCTACTGACGTTTCAAAAGGCTTTGCTTTCGGAAGCAAAGAGACGACCGGATTTCTTGCGGAATTTGGACAATGAGACGTTTGCGAAGCTGTTTGCGTCAAGGTTGCCGAAGGATGTTCAGGGGAATGAGGAGCTGGAAGCGGACGCGTTGTCGCTACAGAGTTGTTTGGACCGGATGCCTGCGATACCGGATTTGACGGCGGATTTGAATCGGGTGCGGGGACTTTTGTGTAAAGCGGAGCATGAGCGCGACATCAATCTCAAGATTTTGGAACACAACAAGAACAAAGTCGAGTTGGGCGAGCTTATGAAATACGTTTGGAAATCGGCGATGGAGTACGTTTCGGAGATGGTTGCGCGTGGGAACTTGCCGGGATTCGGGGATGGTCGGGGAATCACGGACAAGGCGTATGAGGACATTTCACGGAAGGTGGAGGGGATGCTTGAGGATATGGCGGTGTTTAGGGGGAAGGGGAAGGCCTAATACATGGCATCTAAAGGCGACATCGAAAACCTCCGGGACTGCATGGCCTTCTGGCTCAAGCGGTGGTATCGCGATCCATTGGCATACGTTATTGAGTGCATCGGGGACATTCCGACACACCAGCAGGCGGAGATATTGAAAGCGTTCCAGCATCACAACTTCGTCGCGGTGAAGTCGGGACACGGCATCGGGAAGACGAGGCTTGAAGGGTGGATCGCAAATTGGTGGCTGGACACGAGGGCGTTGCGCGTGCCGATTACCGGTCCGGCGGGGGATCAGCTGTCGGATGTGGTATGGCCGGAAGTCGTGTCGATGAATCAGAAGAAATGGGCGTGGATGGCGAAGCAGTACGAATCGACGCAAGACGAGTTGCGGTATAAGGGTAAGCCGGAGAACTGGAAAGCGATTTTGCGAACGGCACGCGCGGACAATAACGACGCGTTGCAGGGGTTCCACCGGGTGCTGTTCATATTGGACGAGGGGAGCGGCATCCGGGACGGGATATTCGAGGTTGCGGAAGGCGCGTTCGGCGATCCGGACAATTACGCATTGATGATGGGGAACCCGACGAGGCTTTCCGGGTACATGTATAACGTGTTCCATTCGAACAGCTACTGGTTCACGATGAGCTTTTCCAGCGAAAACTCCATGTACGACGAGGAGTACCAATATACCTACGTCGATCCGTCCGGGGATATCATCACGATGAAATGCCACGGACGGCAGACGAGGGAATGGGTGCAGAATATGCGGGACAAGTACGGCTTGACGAGCAACGTGTACCGCATACGCGTTTTGGGCGAGTTCTCGAATCTTGGCAGTGACCAGCTTATCGAGGATCGGTGGATGGAAAACGTGTTCCAAGTGACGGCGCCGAAGGACAACGAGAAAAACAAACGGCGAATGGGGATAGATCCGGCATGGACCGGGGAAGACGATACGGGGGTAGTAATTCGTCAGGGGGATCAGGTGTTGCATGCGGAATTCTGGCATGGATTCGACCTCGTGGAGAGCTTCAACCGTCTGCGCGTCCTTTGGGACGAATGGAAGGTGGACGTCGCGCACATTGACACGGTAGGGGTCGGCGCCGGCCTTTACGACATGTTCCGTCATGCGATGTACCGCGGGGAAATCGGATATCCGGTTGTCAAGGTGCATTGTTCGGAACGTGCGCCGGAAGATCGTGACGGGGAATGCAAGACGTTGCGGGATTGGCTTTGGTGGAAAAGCCGGAAATATTTTCGGACGCGGCCTGTCGGCTTTTCGGGACTGCCGGAGAATCCGGCGTGGAAGAAACTCCGGGAGGAATTGCTTGAGCCGACATACAAGATCGCAAACGGGAAAGTCGTCGCGGAATCGAAGGACGATATGAAAAAGCGGGGTTTGAAAAGCCCGAATATGGCGGACGCATTGAACACAACGTTCTATCAGGATTACGATATCTTCCGCGAGAGCTACAATTACTCGACCGCGAACAGCAAAGCGAAAAATAAGAAAAAAATGTTGGCGCGCACTTGGAAAAGTCGGTAGGCATCGGCGCAAGACGCCAAAAGTGCGACAGTCACGATACGCAATTCATGGATTTATAGAGACTTTTTACAAGGGAATCTATATCCATGCAAAACTACGAGAGTTCCATCACCCACAAATTCGACCGTTGGCTTCGGAGCGCACAGCGTTTCGAGGAGGACTGGCGTCATTCAAACGAATTGTGCTTCCAGTATTACGACGGCGAACAGTGGACGGAAAACGAAAAGGTTGCGATTGAAGAACGCGGGCAGCAGCCGACGGTAATCAATACCATCCGTCCGACGATCGACATGGTTTGCGCGCAGGAAGTGGAACGCCGCGCGGATATTCAAGTGTGCGGTCGCGAGGAATCGGACGACAATATGGCTCAGCTCCTCACGGCGCTTTTGAAGCACGTCTTCGATGAGTGCAACTTCGAGTATTACCATTCTCAGGGATTCAAGGAAGCGGCAATCGGCGGGCGTTCCTGGCTGGAAGCGAAGGTGAAAACCGACGAGCGAGGCAAGGATATGGTAAGCGTTCAGCACGTCCCGTGGGAAAACGTGTATCTTGATCCGTACAGCCGTAAGCCGGATGCGTCCGATGCGCGGTTCATCATCAAAATCAAATGGGTTGACCGCGATACGCTGAAAGTCCTGTACCCGAAGAAGGAGCAGGAGATTGATTCGGTTTTCGACGACGACTACCACGGGCAGGAATATGAGGCGCAGAATAAGGCGTCTGACCGCGGTGATGACTGGTACTACGATCCGAAGACGCAACGCGTCAAGGTGTGCGAGTGCTGGTACACGAAGCCGACAAAGGAAGTCGTTTCGATCCTCAATGAGACGACCGGGAAGAACGAATCGAAGGAAATCTTCAAGCAGAAGGTTCACCACGTCATTTTCTCGGATGAGATTATTCTTGAGGGGAGTGCGACGGACGACAAACTGAATGTCAATCCGCTCAAGGTTGACGTTTATCCGCTCGTCCCGATCTACTGCATGCGCGACAGATTCGGACGCCCGAAAGGGATCGTCCGTGATCTCGTCGATCTTCAGGATCAGATTAACAAGCTCAACAGCAAGTTTCTTTGGACGGTTGCCGCGAACCGCGTGATCGTCGAGGAAGGGGCAGTACGGGACGAGGACGAACTTCGGGAGGAGATGCAGAAGCCGGACG